CGGTCTCGGACAGGATGCGCGGGCCGCTGTCGGCTTGCGACAGGGCGCCGAGCGGCTGTCCGCCGGCGTCGCCGCCGGTGGCCTGCGCCTGGTTGAGCAGGTTCACCGTGGGCGGCCACTGGGCGCGGCGCCGGATCGGCTGGAAGGGCAGGATGTGCCCGGCCCACGGCCCGCTCGCGTTGGTCGGGTCCAGGGCGCCGTCGGTGTTCGACAGCGGGATCGAGGTGGTGCCGGCCTGCACCTGGTCCAGCTCGTACTGCCGGCCGCGCTGGGCGGTGAACTGCCCCAGGGTGCGGGCGCCGACGTCGACGTACCGGTCGGGCGGGATGTGCCCGCCGTTGCACGTCCAGTACGGGCCCCACGCGGTCTCCACCAGCGGGTAGTTGGGGTTCAGTGCCACGCGGGCAGCTCCTATCGGGAGAAGACGAGGCTGTTGCCGGGGTTCCTGGCGCCCAGCTGCAGGAATCCGGCCTGGACGGTGCTGACAAGTTGCTGCTCGGTCAGCACGTTGCCCTGCACGGTGACGTTCACGGTCTGGGTGATGGCGCCGCCGCGGCCGGTGGCGCCCAGGGCGCCAACACCGAGCCCGGTCCCGGACACCGCCGCGGCCATGCCCGTGATCGCGCGGGTGGCGTGGTGGGTGCCGGCCTGAATGCCCTTGGCCAGACCCTGCGGAATCCACGCCCCGAGGTCCGCGAACACGGTGCTGGGGCTGTGGATGCCCAGCGCCTTCTTGATCGCGGCCTGCATCGACTTGGCGATCTTCAGCATCTGCTTCTCGATCGCCGACTCCTGCGACTGCAGGCCCTTGATCAGGCCCTTCGCGGAGTTGATCCCGGCGCCGTACATCGAGTTGGCGACCGCGGTGCCGGTGGCGTTCGCGGCACCCTGCAGGCTGGACTGCATCTGATTCATCGCGGTGATCTGCGACTTGGAGCCGGCCGCCAGGGCCTGCGCGGTCGCCCCCGCTTGCGCCACCCCGGCGGTCGCCAACTGCGAGATCAGCGTGCTGGACAGGCCCTTCTTCCGCAGCGTGTCCAGATCGGCGGAGAACTGCACCGCCTGCTGGACCTGCGTGCGCATGTTGGCCAGCACGTCGGTCGCGTTGACCGCGCGGCCCTCGTCCGGGGATTCGGTGATGATGCTCGCGGACTGCAGGATGCCGTTCGCCACGGACGACTTCTCGGTGGCCCAGGACTTCTGCAGGTCGGCCAGCTTCTTCTGCGCGGCCTTGAGTTGGTCGCCCACGCTGTCGCGGTGGCGGGCCAGCGCCACCAGTTGGGCGTTGTCCTTGGCGACACCGGCCTGCAGCGCCTGGTGGTGCGTGCCGAAGTCCACGTACAGGGACTGGGCGATCTTCGCGGAGGCGGCCTTCACCTGCGCCGTCGACCCGGTCAGGCCCTGGACCAAGCCGGCCACGACGTACCCGCCCAGCGCCGCGAACTTCTTCGACGGGGAGTTGATCTCCAGCGCGGCCGAGGCGGCGGTGACGGTTCCCTTCGCCACGTCCGTGACGGCCTGGTGCGCCAGGTGGGCGCTGTTGGTGATGCCCAGCGCCATGCCCTCCGATATCGGGGAGCCGACTTCCCGGGCGAAGACCTTGCTGGGGCTGTTGACGTCGAGGAACGATGTCGCGGCGTGGAGGGCGCCCTTCGCCGCGTCTTTCGCGGCGCTGGCCAGGTGGCCGGCGGAGTGTTCGACGCCCTTGACCATGCCTTCGGCGATCGACTCGCCGATCCGCTCGAACTTCGCGCCGATGCCCTTGACCGCGTTGTAGGCGCCATTCAAGCCCGAACTGATCGCGGACTTGATCTTCCCGATGATGCTGGTGATGGTGTGCCAGGCCGCGGTGATCGGTCCGGTCATCGCGGAGCGGATCGCGTTCCACACCGAGGCGGCCACGCCGGCGATGGCGTGCCAGGCCGCGGCCAGCCAGTCCGACACCGTCTTCCACAGGGCCTGGATCGCGTGCCAGGTCGCCGTCATCGGCGTGATGATCGCGGCCTGAATCGCGGCCCACACCGCGTGCGCGACGGCGAGAATCCCGCCCCAGATCATGCTGAAGAACGCCGCGATCCCGTTCCACACCGCGGTTGCGGTGCCGGTGATCTGCGTGTGGAAGTGGTTCCAGATCGCCAGGAGGATGCCGATCGGCGGCAGGAAGATCATGAGGAGCAGCGGCCACCACTTGCGGAAGAACGCGACGATGCCGTTCCACGCGGCGGTCGTGGTCGACGCCACCCACCGCCAAGCGGCGACGATCGGATCGGCGACCGTGTGCCAGGCCGAGGTGAAGAACGCGGCGATGGCGTGCCAGGCGGTCATCACGGCGCCGGTGACGGCGTGCCAGGCGCTGACAGTGCCGTCGCGGACCGCGTCCCACGCGGCTAGGACCACCCCGGCTACCAGGGCGGCCGTGACCTGGATCGCGGTCCACACCTGCCGCCAGTGCAGCGCCAGCAGCACGATCGCAGCGATCAGCGCCATCACGCCGAGGACGATCCACGTCACCGGGTTGACCGCCGCCGCGGCGGCCATGGCGTACAGCTGCGCGGTCATCGCGGCCAGAGCGAAGACGAGGACGCCGCCGATCACTGCGGCCAGGATCTTCGCGGCCTGCTGGTGCTTGGTCAGCCAGGTGGTGGCGGTCGCGAGAACGCCGATGATCCGCTGCACGTAGGGCATCAGCACGGTGCCGATCTGGATGCCCAGCGCCTGCAAGCTGGCCTTCGCCTCGGCGACCTTCTGGTTGAAGTTCTTCTGGACCTCCGCCCAGCCCTCGACGGACGTCCCGCCGGCCTTGACGTGTTCGGCGATCCCGGCGACGTTCTTGTTGAAGTCGGCCATGTGCGGGCCGGTCAGCTGCAGCGCCGCCTGCATCGACTTGGTGCCGCCCACCATCGTCGCGAGCGCGCCGACGTAGGTCTGCTGCTGCGGCGGGAGGTCCGCCAGCACCTTCTGGAACGCCGTCGCCGAGCCGGCGGCGCCCTGCAGGTGCTTGATGAGGACGGTCCCGGCCGGGCCCATGTGGGACTCGATCGCGTCGGTCAGGGTCGTCAGGGTCGCGGCCAGACCTTGCTGCCCCAACTCCTGGGAGACCTGGATCGAGGACAGGCCGAGGTTCTTCATCTCGTCCGCGGCTTTCGCCGACGGGTTGGACAGCATCCCGATGGTCTGTCGCAGGTAGGTCGCCGCGTTCCGCGCGGGCGTGCCCTGCGCGGTCATCGTGGCCATGGCGCCCAGCACCTGGTTCAGGCCGACGTGTGCGGCTGCGGCCACAGGGAGGATGCCGGACATCGACCCGGCGAGGTCTTCCAGGTTGGTCTTGCCCTCGGCCTCGGTGCCGATCAGGGCGTTCATCACCTGCGTGACGGACCCGGCGCCGGACTTGTAGGCGTTCATCGCCGTGGTGACCGCGTCGGTGGTGGTCTTCAGATCGGCGTTGCCGACCTTCGCGCCTTCGGCCGCCACCTTGAGGACGTTCAAGCCGGCCGTGCCGTGGTAGCCCGCGGACTCCACCATGTACAGGCCGGCGGTCAGCTCGCTGGTGGCCTGCCCGACCTGCCCGGCCATCGCCAGCACACCGTTGCTGACGGTCTTCATGTTGGCGGCGGTCTCGCCCGCGCCGGTCCGCACGCGGGTCATCTGCTGCTGGAAGTCGCCTGCCATGTTGACGGTCTTCTTCGCGACCTCGGCCGCGGCCACGCCCAGGCCCAGGATGGCGGCCTTGCCGAGCATCCCGGTCTTCTGGAAGGACCCGGCGCCGGTGGCGTCGACGCCGGCGAGTTCGGTCTCCACGCCGCGGATCGCGGACTTGACGCCGGTGGTCTTGCCCAGGAACTCGATGAAGACGGGAGGCAGGGCGCCCACGCTGACCACCCCCCGTCAGTTGCTGGTCAGGTGGTCACTTGGTGGCTTTCAGCCATGCGGCCTCCCACACGGCGGCCATCTTCGGCTCGGCCTTGCGCAGCCCGGGGCGGAAGTACGGGTACTGGCCTTCCAGGCGCTTCTTGTAGAGGTTGCGGACCCCGGCGCCGACGCCGACACCGCCGGCGAAGCCGCCGCCCGGCAGCGGCTTGGGCTTGCGCACGCCGCCGACACCGCGCGACAGGGTCCCGGTCAGCCGGCCCGGGCCGCCGCCCTTGGATACGCGGTGCGGGGACAGGTTCAGCGACACCGTGGCGCCGGTGCGGGTCGAGGCCCCGCGGTGGTCCCACCGCGGCCGGCCCCGCAGCCCGGACTTGATCGAGGACTTCGCCAGCGCCTGGGTGGCCTTGAGCGCCTTCAGGGTGCCGAGG